CTTTATCTTCCTTGGCATATTTGAGCTTGCTAACTACTTTTTCTTTACTTACACTTTTAGGAGCTCTAATTTTCTTTGTAGCTTTTTTCAAGCCACGATACTGAACAATGTCATTTAGTATTTGGTCCAAGAAAGCAAAAATACGTTTAAAATCTGCGCCTTTGTAATGACTGTACCCTTCTGTTATCTGCTCATCAACTTTTTCGTATGCTTGACGTAGTTCTTCGAATCGTGCTTGGTATACTGCTTCGTATTTGCTGAGCTGGCTCTGTGGTACATTGTTAGCGACAAAATAATCGTAAGGCTTAAAGCTATACTTGCTGTTTTTAATAAATTCATCATAGTGTCCTTCGAGTTCACCAATGGTATCGGCTGTTTTTTCATTCATACGGTCTTGAATAGTAGGAACGTATGCTTTGGGTGCTTCTACAACAACTTCTAATACTTCTTCCTCTGTTGGGCCTCCTGCAATACTTTTAATAATATCAATATCAATATATTCAAGGTGACGCTCTTGTAATGGCATACCTTGACGGTGTGCCATAATAAGTCCACATGTGGTCATTGTTATTGTACGGTCGCCGGCACGTTCAAATGCACGGATTTCGTCTTTGTCAAAGTCCTTAACTTCTTTCATCCAGGCTACTACGTGCTTTTTCAAATCCTTTTGACTAAAGAAGTAATTATAATAGTTTAAGCTCTTACGCATAAAGTGGTCGAACTGTTCGAAGGGCATTTCTTTTGCACGGGCAGTATCCCATACTGGTTCTTCACCTACATACTTTTCATCAAGTAACAAACTATTGCGAGGTGCTACCTTTCTTGTTTTACTTGCTTTACCATTAATTTTAATATTAGCCATTTTGTCTTTCTCTTACTAGAGGTTTATATGCGAATTTGTTTGCATGGGCATCATATAGTGCCATGTGCGGTTTCCATCCTATTGTATCTCTTTCCAACCAAAACCAGTCTAATGCTTGTTGATCTAAATCGCCCCAAATATTTTTAGTAGTTAAAAACATCGGACGATCTTCGTCGGGTAGTAATAATAGCATCTTTGCCATTAAATACCAATCAGTGCTGTAGTCAAAACAAATAGTACACTCTTGCTCGTAAGGTTGCAACCATTCGTTAAGTGCTCTAGCTACTTCCCATTGGGTGCCTTCGACACGATTTTTGTGTTGCTTTAATAATGGCAATACCGTTTCGCGAACAAACCCGCTACAGGCTTCTTGTCTATAGTCGGTTAGTTCAGCATAGAATTCCCGTCCGTCTTCGGCTACTAGGCCGATTGCAATCAAGTCGCACTCTGCTTCAGGGAAATCGGTAAACTCGGTATCTAAAAATATTAACATAATGCTATTATACTTTAATTATCATTTGTCGTCAATCTAGCTTAATAATGTAGCAAAAGTAATGTATTGTTCCATTAAATCTAAACGGGTACGCAAATCTGTTTCAATTTCTGTATATTTTGATGTGGGCTTATTGTTCCTGCGACATTCTACTAATTCTTGATCCAATTTATCCCATAATGCTCTAGCAGGGCGCCATAAGCGTCGCATATCCTCCCGCATATTTGGGGGTATTTCTATAATTTGGAAAAATATAGTGTCCAAACGGTGTTTTAGGGTAGAATTTGACTCCATACTGTATTATATATTAAAACGATTTATGGGTCAACTGCCGATAAATACTACAAATATTAGGATTTAGAATGTCACGATTAAGCCTTTGGAAAGACGGAAAACATACAAACGATTATAAGTTTATGGATAGACGCATATCCGAAATGTTTACCATCGGCGGAACTGGTGTACTACTTAATAAGTACCTTGGACCTATTCAACAAACTGGTAGCACAGATCCTACTGTTCCGGATTACCTAAATCAAAGCGAAAAAAACATACAAGACTTGCTATGGTTAGAAAACCGTGATCGCAAATACGACCAAGACGTGTACAAGATGCGTGGTATCTATCAACGTGCTGATCAAGACTTTGACCTGAGCCAATTTGGATTATTCCTACAAACTGGTACAATTTTTATGACCTTTCACTTACGTGATATGGTTGACATGATCGGCCGTAAGTTAATGGCCGGTGACGTATTAGAACTGCAACACTTAAAAGATTATGATGCATTAGATCAAGATGTTCCTGCTGCACTAAAACGATATTATGTAGTAGGTGACGCTAGTTTTGCCGCAGAAGGCTTTAGCCCAACTTGGTGGCCGCATTTATGGCGTGTTAAACTTAATCCATTGGTAGACAGTCAAGAGTACAAAGATATTCTTGACAACATCAAAGCTGGCGACGGTACAAATACTCCGGTAGGTCAAATTTTAAGTACGCTAGACAAATATCAAGCAATTAACGAAGCTATTGTGCAACAAGCAGAAATTGATGTGCCCACATCTGGATATGACACTAGCAGTATCTATACCTTGGCAACTACTGCTAGCGGAGATCAACCACTTGGCAGTAATAATGCCAGTGCTGACAATAGCGGGATTACCGCAGACAACTCATTACCAACTGCAGATGTTACACCTGCAAGCCCATTAAGAAAAGTAGAAGGCTACTTAACCGGAGACGGGCTTGCTCCAAACGGATTAGTAACTGGTGCCGGGACATCATTCCCACAAAATCCTGCAGAAGGCGACTACTTCTTACGTTTAGACTACTTACCAAATCGTTTATTCCGTTATAGCGGAAGTCGTTGGGCTAAGATTGAGGACAAAGTAAGAACAAATATCACTCCGGGTGCAGATAATAGTACCCAACGTATGAGTTATGTAAATAACAATAACAAGTACCGCGACGGTCAACAAGTAGAACATAACGAACTACAACCGTTAAGTAAAATATTTTCACCTAAGGCCGATAATTAATGCCAGTACAATTTAATTACGATGGACAAATCCGTCGTTTTGTTATACAGTTTATTCGTATGTGTTCTAACTTTCAAGTAGAGTTTGGTAAAAATACTACTGGTAATCGCACACTACAAACTGTACCTGTATACTACGGCGATGTTAGTCGGCAGGCTGCAATGATCCTTAAGGGTAACAGCGAAAATACTTTAAATGCTGTTCCTGCAATGGCCGCATACATATCTGCCCTAGAGTACGATCGCGATCGTTTGCAAAATCCATACCACGAAGGCAAATTAAGAATTCGTGAACGCAGATATAATGATGTAGATCAAACATACGAACAAAGCCAAGATGGTATCTATACTGTAGAACGCATGATGCCTGCTCCATATAAACTAACAATGAAGTTAGATATATGGACTAGTAACACAGAACAAAAACATCAAATCATTGAACAAATATTACCGTTGTTTAATCCCGGGCTTGAAATACAAAGCACAGATAACTACGTTGACTGGACTAGTCTAAGTGTTGTTTTATTAAATAGTGTGGTTTACACCGGTAGAACTGTACCAATGGCCGGAGATGAAAGCATTGATATTGCTACGCTAACATTTGAGATGCCAATTTGGTTGAGCTTGCCTGCTAAAGTTAAAAAGATGGGTGTTGTTGCTCAAATTATTGCTAGCATCTACGATGCCAATGGTGATTTAAGTCCAGATGTTATTACTACTACCGAAGGCTTAATGAGTCAACAACGATTTACACCAATGAACTATGAAGTATTATATCAAGGCGGAGCCGACAGTGGTGTATTAACTTTATATAAAGAAAATGCAACTGCGGCCGGTGGTGCAATTAGTGGTACTAAGGTACCTTGGGACGGTGTTGTTAATTTATATGGCACAGTTGTTAACGGTATTAGTCAAATTCGTTTAACATTTGATTATCCAGATGGGCAACACGAAATTGTTGGTACTGTAACTGCTAACCCAGTAGACAATTCCCAATTAATATTCCATCCGTTTGAAAATACTTTACCTGCAAATACATTGCCCGCAGTTAATGCAATCATTGATCCACTAAATGTAACTGTAAATAGTGATATTTTAAATCCACCTGCTAGAACTAGATATTTGATTTTGCGTAGCATTGGTCAACAAGGATCGGAGTCTCCTGCAGCATGGGCTGGACTTAATGGTAGTACGTTAGTTGCTAATGCAAATGACATCATTGAGTATAATGGTTCAGAATGGGTAGTTTCGTTTGACAGCCGAGACACTGGTGTACAGTACGTATCTAACATCAACACCACTACACAATATCGCTGGACTGGAGAAGCATGGGTTAACGGCTTCGAAGGTTTATATCCAGCCGGTACATGGAGTTTGGTACTCTAAATGACAGACAATCACACTGAAGGATGCGGCGCTTTAGTTTACGCCAAGTCCACTAATCGTTATCTTTTCTTACTACGCAACAAAACTAAACACGCAGGGTCCTGGGGTATTGTTGGCGGAAAGATTGAAGACGGCGAAACTGTAATACACGGGCTTGTTAGAGAAATAAAAGAAGAAATTGGCGTTGACTTTACTAATCGTAAATTTATTCCGCTCGAGACATTCACTGCGGACAATCGCAAGTTTGTTTACTATACATTCTTAGTAAGTGTAGACGAAGAGTTTGTACCAACGCTCAATATTGAACATCGTGGTTATTGTTGGGTAGAATTAAATGATTACCCGAGACCGTTACATCCCGGGCTGTGGAGAAGTTTTAATTTTGATATTATTAAAAAGAAAATTAAAACTTTAGAATCTATTTTAAATTAACCAATATCAGCTTCTAATACAAAACCTCTATAGTCAGTTTGACGGAAGTTTGGTAAAGATGCTAAAGACATTGAGCAAGAATATGTCGGTGTTGGCATTACACGAACAAACTCAACATCATTATAAGTTGTAACAACAGATACTAATGTTTTAAGCCAAAATTCTTGTAACGGGTGATCTGCTTGTTCTAGATAATCATCGTAGCCAAGTAAGAAAACTTTTTTGTGCCCATCAAAGCAGGCCATATATGCAGCAAGAGAGCCGGCATCGTATGGTAAGTTCTGCGGGATAAGATAAAACTTACCAGCGTAATCAGTTACATAACGACCTGTAGTGTAAACAATGTTATCGTTGATATAATCTGATGTTGCTAATTCTTTAATAGTATCTTCGTTAATTGCTATTAAAAAATCTGGAGTAAAAGTTTTATATATGCCATTGCAAGCATAGCTTTGTAGCTTATTTGCACCAAATGGGCCACCTTTGTGATTGGCAATATGTTGTAAAGAGAATCCAGATGATTCTAAAGTTGGGCCATTTGCAATAGCTACAGCTTGTGTTGTAGTGTAGGTATTAAACACGCGATTTGGTACAAACTCTACTTCAGGATTCCATTCGTTGTTGCTCAATGTTAGTTGAGTAATAACGTTTTCGCCTGCGTAAGTACTACGATAAATTTGTTTTAGTTTTTGCATTTAAAATCTTCCCACAACCACTTCAATGGTTTGTATATTATTAGTATTTATGGACTCTAGTGCTTTACCAATGATACATCCAGGTAAAAACTTAGAATTGTCAATTCGTTGTGCCACCCCTGGGGTAGTACTAGTAACTAGTACATCACCTTTAGTAACAGGGCCTTGTACACGGCACGGTAACCGACCAGTTAGTCCCACAGCAACAACATTGTCACCGGTTAACTGGCCATTCATTAAATGTGCTGGATTGGTAGATACTATCCCGGCCACCGCAGTATTATGATCTTGATTGGTTGTTGTTACTTCTTTTTCACCGCCAAACACCAATACTGTGCCTGGAGAATATTCAGCATCTGCTTGGTAGTTTTCTGCTAAGTCAGCATATTTGGCTTGAGTTGACACGCCGTAGAATGTGTTAAACCACAACGTAGCCGAACCTAAGTTACACGTTAGGTTGGCAGTTGGCAATATGTTGTTATAAACAGTAAGCACACCAGCGTTGGTTAATGTCATTCTGGTGCCCATAGTGCCGCTGGCAACACCGTTTTCTGATCCAAAGTAAAACTGGCCACCGCCATAAACAATACCACCGTGACCGCCGGTGCCTGATCCAAATCCTATGCCCGGCGCACTCCAACCTGTTGTAGCGTCTGTAATTGTACCAAGTGCTGCACCAGATATACTCGATGGTGCTATGCTTGTAGTATTAACTTGTAGTCCGGCTAGTGTACCGACTGACGTAATTGCAGTTTGAGCAGCACCAGTTACTGTAGCAGCACTACCATCAATGCTTATACCAGTTAACGATTGACTTGCACTTGCACGATTTAGTGCTATTGCAGTTGTGCCAACATAAACAGTTGATGCTCCTAGTACAGCACTTGGTATAGTACCAGTTAAATTACCAGCTGTCAATGATGTTAAGTTAGCGCCGCTCACCGCTCCAAATAATCCAGACCATGTGCCAGATGTAATAGTACCAACTGATGTTAAGCTACTTGCTGTTACACCACTTGCTAATGTTGTTCCGGTTAATGTTCCGGCTGGCGCTACTACTGCCGCGGTAGTTGTATAGTTAATACGACCATATGCATCTGTTGTTATAACTGGAATTGCTGTTGAGCTACCAACTGTTGCAGCGCCCGGACCGGTTGCTGGTAAGGCTACTGTTGTACCGGCAGGGGCACTAACTGATACTGTTAAATTACCAGCACCAGAACTTGATAAACTAGTTAGTACACGATTACTGTTATCATACACAGAACCTGCATATACCGCACCAGCGACGCCAGCGCCGCCTGCTACTTGTAGGGCGCCAGTTGTTGTACTAGAAGCAGCAGTAGTATTGGCAATGATGTGGTCACCAGACTTAATCTTGTCCCAGATTAAACCTGTGTCTGTCCAGTTAACCGAGCCAGCTGGCTCCGATTTAACGTTACTGAAGAACCCCCAGTAGCCGTTTGAGTAGCTACGTACTACACCGGTATGTGCGTATACGTTGGCTGGACCGCCAATGAAATGTGAGTATTCGCCAATGTCATAGTTGTATGGATATGTATTACCTGTTAAGTATACCAACGGGGCAGTAACACTTAACTGGCTTGCAGAAACGGTATTTAGGTAAGAAGCATTAATGTTACCAGAAACTGTTAAGTCGTTAGTTACGTTAAACGATCCAGTGACTGTAATTGGGTTGGTACCACTACGGCCAATATAGTTTGTATTGTTAGAGTTACCAAATACAATATAACCTTGTGTAGCATCTTGCTGACCCTTGATACCCATTGTATTGGCTATGTTAATATCGCCAATCCAGGTGTCGTCGCCGACAGCAAAGTTTGTTCCGTTACCGTTGTTGGTAGCATATACCTGTCCAGCCCACACGTTACCAGACACACCAACACCGCCAAGAACTACTACTGCACCAGTTGTACTATTTGTACTTGCAGTACCAGAAGCAGCAACTATGT